GTTTTGGTTGATGTTGACGACACTTTGCCTAGTATTTTCAGTAGTGACATGGCTATTGGTAACTATGTTGCACAAAGGGCTGGTATCGGTATTAATGCCGGACGAATTCGAGGAATCAATTCCAGAATTAGAGGCGGTGAAGTCCAACACACAGGAGTTGTACCTTTCCTCAAAAAATTTGAGGCAACAGTTAAGTGCTGTACTCAAAACGGTGTTCGTGGAGGGAGTGCAACGGTTCACTTCCCTATTTGGCACAAAGAAATAGAAGACATTATTGTTTTAAAGAACAATAAAGGAACAGAGGATAACAGAGTTAGAAAATTAGATTATTCAATTCAGTTATCTAAATTATTTTATGAAAGGTTTATTAATAATGAAGACATCACCTTGTTCTCGCCACACGAAGTGCCAGAATTGTACGAAGCTTGGGGAACACCTGAATTTGACGAAGTATATAAAACAGCCGAAAGAAAAACAAGTGTTACAAAAACAAAAGTTAATGCACAAACACTTATTATGGACATGCTCAAAGAAAGAGCAGAAACAGGCCGTATCTACATAATGAATATTGACCATTGTAATACTCATTCTAGTTTTAAAGATAGAATTACAATGTCAAATCTATGCCAAGAAATTACACTACCAACAGACCCTATTCAACACATTGATGGTGAGGGAGAAATTGCGTTATGTATTTTAAGTGCCTTAAATGTAGGCAAGATTAATAATATAGAAGAATTAGAACCTTTATGTGAACTTGCAGTAAGAAGTTTAGATGAAATTATTGACCATCAACTTTATCCTGTTAAGGCTGCCGAAATCTCTACTAAAGCAAGAAGAAGTTTAGGTATTGGTTATATTGGCCTTGCACATTATATTGCTAAAAATAAATTAAAGTATTCTGATAAAGGAGCATGGAAGTTAGTTGATGAACTAACAGAAGCATTCCAATTTTATCTATTAAAACATTCTAATGTTCTTGCACAAGAAAAAGGTAAGAATGAAATGTTTGATAGAACCAAATATTCTGATGGTATCCTCCCGATTGATACTTACAAACCCGAAGTAGATGAGCTCGTTAAACGAAAACTCAGCTACGATTGGGAATGGTTAAGAACTCAAATCAAAAAACATGGGCTGCGACATAGCACACTTTCAGCTCAAATGCCATCAGAATCCTCTAGTGTTGTGTCCAATGCCACTAACGGCATTGAACCACCTAGAGATTATTTAAGTATTAAGAAGTCTAAAAAAGGAACTCTTAAACAAATTGTGCCAATGTATTCTACATTAAAGAACAATTATACTTTATTGTGGGATATGAAAGACAATCAAGGATATATAAATATCGTTGCAGTAATGCAAAAGTATTTTGACCAAGCAATATCGGGTAACTGGTCATACAATCCTGAAAATTACGAAGACAACCAAGTACCTGTATCTGTAATGGCTCAAGACTTATTGAACACATACAAATATGGTTGGAAGACTTCTTATTATCAGAATACATATGACTCGAAAAATGATATTGATGAACCAGCACATCCTGTTGGTTGGAAAGATAATGTAGAAGATAAACCAATGCAAGGTTATGCTACTGAAATTTTAAGTAATAAAGTGGAAGTAGAAGAAGATTGCGATAGCTGTACAATATAGAAAGGTAACATATGGCATATTTGTGTGTCAATACACCTCATGTTGATGTGTATGTTAAGAAAGAGTATCTATATGATGGTAACAAAGGTCACGGTGAATTAGTCGAAGGCGTTTGGGTAACAGCAAAATCAATTCAAGGTAGAGCACTTTACTTTGAAACTTACATACCAGAGTATGGTGCTCTGTATGATAAGTTACCAATAAGTGCATTTGTATGGAAGAAAGATATAAAGGAGGATGTTCCATTAACTGAACTCCAGTTATGGGATTGTTTTAGTTATGACATTGCAGTTATCGAAAAGCAGATGTTATCAGGCAACCAATGTAAGTATTTGTCGCCTAGTAAAAAATGGTATAAGGGTTGGTATATGTTTACAATTGATAATGCGAATAGTACGAATTTAGAAAGAAATGTGACTTATAGTGAAGTACCAAGCCAACATAAGTCATTTAATATATTGAAATTAGAAAATGGTTACTTTGCAGCTCAACCGAACAACAGAGTAATATTTTATGATAAGAGTTATACACCTAGTGAGTTGAAGTTTCCAGACTTCAATGTGTCCACAAAGGAGTATAGTGTAGAATGTGAACAAAAGTGGACAGCTGGTGATGACGACAAGTTTTTTTATGATTTAGAGGAGAGAAAAGAATAATGAAGAATGTATTTAACAGAGATAAGGGACTAGAAGTAGCGAAACAACCAATGTTTTTTGGTGAAGACCTACAAGTCCAACAATATGCGGACATGAAGTATCCGATATTTGATAAACTAAACCAACAACAATTAGGTTATTTCTGGAGACCTGAAGAAGTATCTTTACAAAAAGATAGAAACGATTATTTAAACCTAAACGACCAACAAAAGTTTATCTTTACCTCTAATTTAAAATATCAAACAATGTTAGATAGTGTACAAGGTAGAGGTCCATGTTTGGCATTTTTACCATTTGTATCTAATCCTGAATTAGAAGGATGTATTATTACATGGGATTTCATGGAAACAATACACAGTAGAAGTTATACATACATCATTAAGAATTTATATTCTAATCCAAATGAAGTGTTTGACACTATTATACATGATGAAAAGATTGAAGCTAGAAGTGCCTCGGTTACAAAAGCATATGATGAACTAATTGAAATGGGTTATAAATGGCACCTTAATAAAGATAAGGTTGACCTTTACGAACTTAAAAAGAAAATGTATCTTGCAATGGCAACTGTAAACATTTTAGAAGGCTTAAGATTTTATGTTTCATTCGCTTGTAGTTTTGCATTTGGCGAACTGAAAATGTTAGAAGGTTCTGCTAAGATTATTTCTTTTATTGCAAGAGATGAAAGTCAACACCTTGCAATGTCACAAACTATCATTAACAATTGGCATGATAGAAATGATGACAAGGATATGAAGAAGATACAAAAAGAATGTGAGAAAGACCTATATAAGATGTATGATGACGCATTAAATGAGGAGAAACGGTGGGCAACATATCTATTTTCCAAAGGAAGTATGATTGGGTTATCAGAAAAACTGTTACACCAATTTGTAGAATACATGGCAAATCGAAGAATGAAAGCGATAGGCCTAACACCACAATACGACCAAAAAACAAATCCACTTCCGTGGGTAGACCATTGGCTGAATTCAAAGGGTACACAAAACGCACCACAAGAAACAGAGATTGAGTCATATGTTATTGGTGGTATTAAACAAGATATGAAAAAAGGCCAATTCAAAGAATTTAAACTATAATGGTTGAGAAAAGACAGAAAAGCTGTTCGTCCTGCGAAACTAAATATACCGTAGCATGGGATATTGAGGAACAAGATTTGGAACCTCTAACTTGCCCATTTTGTGGATACGAGGTAGAGAATGAAGAAGACGAAGAATTATGGACAAACAACGGCGAAGACAGTAACGAAGACGATAATTGGAATTGATTATAGTTTAACAAGTCCTGCCATTTGTGTTAACATAGACGGTGACGCAGGTTTGATGTTTTATTATTTAACTTCTAAAAAGAAGTATATTGGAATGATGAGTGAGGAGATTGTTGGTTATGAACATAAAGAATGGAAAGACCCTATTGAAAGATTTAAATATATATCTGACTTTGCATTGGATATTATTGGTCCACTCATTAACCCTATGGTATATATTGAGGGTTACTCCTTTGGTTCAAAAGGTCAAGGCATTTTTCAAATTGCCGAAAACTGTGGAATCCTCAAGTACAGATTACAAGAAGAACAAATACCTTATGACACGGTTGTCCCAAGCGTGGTTAAAAAAGGCGCTACGGGAAAAGGAAATGCGGATAAAGAAATGATGTATAACGCATTTGTAGCTGAAACAAATATTGATGTGAAATCTATTTTAGATACTGACAAAGTTGGTAATCCTGTATCTGATATAGCAGACGCATATTTTATTCAAAAAGTTGGTTATGAAAATAGTATTAAAAGCACAAAAATATCCAGATAGTATCTACGGCGATATACAAGAGTTTGATTTAACAGAAATCAAATGTATGCCAAATGACAAATGGTTAAAAGAAAGAATGGACCAATTTGATTATTGGACTTCTTTTGAAAAACATGGTATGATTTATCCTATTACAGTATCGCCACATACCGAAGATTGGGTACAAGGTATCATTAAACAAACTGTAAACGGCGAATACAAAAAACCTCAACACATAAAAGCAAATGGTGAAGTTAGACCTGGTCTATATGTTCAGACAGGTAACAAAAGAGTTTTTTGGGCTAGAGAATAAGGT